CAATAGAGTGGCATATACTGATCGTTCCCACGGTAACATCTCCATCAAATCAGTATAACTGTATTTGTGATGTTGCATTAAACCAAAATTCAGTCTAATGTGATGCTCTAAATTATCGTGAGAAAGAGCTATGCGAAAAAACTTTGCATTCCCTCCAATGTTCTTTTATTTTTCTTTTTTGTTTCTGGATTCTCATACTCTACTTCATAACTCAATTTAGGCATAGTTTCAAAAAATTCTTGTATATCCTGAAACTGTTGGGAACTCAAACTATCCAAAAACGTGTTAAGTTCCTTTTTAGTCCAATCAGTACGCTCATATACTGTTTCTCCTTCAATCACCTTACTTACACACTTACCTATCAAATCAAAAACCTCTTTTGTACTCCCTTCAGTAATATTATTAACCATTTCAAAAGTAGGATATGACATTTCAACTTTAATATCTTCTGTCACATCTATAATATTTGTATGCTTTTCCTGGAACTGAACTTCTACTTCCTCCAATGGGATATCAACATCAGCGTATGTTTTACCATCATCATCACATAGCAACTTTAGACTAGCTACTTCACCTACAGATTTGGAACGTATTCTTAAAAATACATACTCCAAATCAAACATAGGCATTTTAGGTACTTCTAATTGCTCAAAGGTGCAGTTATTTACTATCTGCCTAATAGCACCTATCATCTGTTTTTCATCATCTTCTTCCATTGCCATCAATAGCAACTTTTCTTCTTTGACCAAAAAAGGTCTATATTTTATTGTCTCCTTACTTGAAGGTAACTCCAACTCATATGTTGGTGTATTAATTGTTGGTAAACTCATTATATTTTCATTTCTCCTTAATATTATAATTTGTCATTTATTCATTCCCCCGGCGATCTCACAATTTCTGAGAGTCTTCCGCGCGCCTCATTGGCCTTTTTCCGTTCGGCAGCTGCTTGTTCCTGCCGTGCTTCAACGTTCCTGTTGCCCGTATAAGATCCACTGTGTTTTTCCGCTTCAATCATTCCTCCAAATTCGTCCACAGGTAATGATGGTTTTGGTGGTACATGAACCGCCGGTGATTGAGCTGAACGAAACCAATATCTATAAGCAAAATCTACTGATACCGTTTGGTATGAATCATTGCTAGATAAAGTAAATTCCTGAGCATTTATTGTTTTTGGCCAAGCCTCTACAATAGTAACTTGATATTTCATTTGGTTTTGTCTATCAAGTTGGTCTATTTGTATTTCTCCGATATAATCTACATAAAATTTAGCATTCCAACCAGGATCTCTTTCTCCTAACTGCACTATCCATTTTTGCCATTCTTCAAAATATACCTTTTCTTGCATACCTGGAGTACAAATAAATGTCATACTAATATCTCCATAAGTAACACCCTGGGCATGATCCCTAGCTGGACCATAACGCAAGTCATCAGGCACACTTCTAATATTCTGTCCTGGGATAGATACTGATTCTGCCAATAAATTTACTTGTTTATCAGCACCTGCAGGGCCTGTAATTCTAACCTCAAATCTATTCTGTCTGGCTAAATCTTTACCGGCAATTGTGGCTCTAAACTCATCTAAACTAGGCATTCTGGTAAATTCTCCGTTGTTCTCGATATACTATTTCGTCCTTTATTCTCTTTTTCGCACCATAAGATCCTGTGTAGAACCTTTGGACTGGTAGTAAGGCACCTATCAACATATCCTCTAAAGGTATTTGCAAGAATAAGGATTTTACCCTTTTGGCTTTGTATCTCCTTGTCATTTGTTTTACACCTTTCCAATCTACTATCATCGGAAAAGATACTTTCATTCTTCCTGTCCTTTCCACACCATACATTTTCATTCTATCTAGGACTTTTATCCTCTGTGCTATGGGTAAATAATGAAAGTTGAGGCCAATGAAACCATCACTGCGCCTTTGTAATGGTAACACCAAAGGATACAAATCCCAATAAGGTAATCTTTCTCCCTTCAAAGGAAAGTAGCGAAACATATTCATCATCCAATAAGTGGGACGTGATGTTACTCTCTCCTCAGATATGCCTTCATCAATAAGTGATGGTGCAGTCAGATACCTACCCTCAAGGTCTCCTATTCTGGATTGATACCAACGAATGGATAGTTCTCTTCCGGCAGCTGTATCTTTAATGTCATCAAATAAACTCATACATTACTATTTATCTACATTCGCAATGTTTTTTCAGTCCATATATCAAATTGCCAACCCTGGATTTCACAGAATTTTTTGGCTGCTTCCCACTTGGCTTGATTACGTCCATACTCTCTGATTTCATAAAGATAGCCTTTGGTTTTTCTACGACCTGGTTTAGGTGGCTTGAGGTATTTTGATGGCTTTATTTCTATCAAATGTATCATTTCTTTTTGACCTGTTTTAGTCTTAACCCAAAAATCAGGATAATAACGATGTGCTTTACCATCTAACGGAGATATGTAAGGTATTGTCACTTCTTCACTGGCCCATTCCAACACATTTTCATTACGGTCAAAATAAACCATACAATGCCGTTCCCACATAGAACGATAAATGATGTTCCGTGGGTTACCTTTATACTTCCTTGGGTCTGTAGGTACAAACTTACCTTTGTATGGTTTCTTGTTAGTATATCTGCGCTTTTCCATATAAATACTTATACGAAAACGGAGAGATTAGATTTAATGACCACAATAAACTATTATCCTGGTGATTTGCCTGGACAACCTTTTATGAAATTTTCCACATTTAAAATGAAAGGTGGTGCAGGTTCTAATATAGGTGATATTGGTATGACTGCAATAGGCGACCATGTTTGTTTACCTATACCTTCTGGTGTAAATTCCACATACGGTCAAGGATGGGACCAAGAAGAAGTAGGTGCTGCAAAATCTCTTGGTGCTGCAGCTGCCAGTGCTGGCTTGGATAGTTTTTCACCAAGCTCTGGTGTATTGGATAATGTGAAGGCTATGGCCAAAGGTGGATGGGAACAAGTAAAAGATACCTTAGGTAATACAGGTGTTGCAGCCGCAGGTAAAGCTGCCGGTATGATGGCAGTAGGCAAAGTTGTTGGCCAAGGTGCTCTTCAACGTGCTACAGGAGAAGCAGCATTTAGTAACACATATGCTACCTATGGCGGACCAGCGTTTAGAACTTTCCAATTTCAATTTTCCTTTAAACCTTTGCAATGGAGTGATACAACAAAAGCAAGAGCTATTCTAGAATTTTTTAAACAAGGCTCTTTCCCCAAACTAATAACAGGTGGCCTTTGGAGAGTTTATGAATTGCCATATGTGTTCAAAATAACATATTATGACCACAACGGAGCACAACATAAGCATCTACCCCAAATATCTCAAAGTGCCTTAACTGACCTTAGTGTTACATATGGAGGTGATATGTATACTGAATTCCGTAGAGGTAGTTCTCCAGTACAAATAGATTTATCATTATCATTCAGAGAAGTGGCTTTGCTCTCCAGAGATGATGTTGCTCGGATGTCATATTAATATGTTTTTTTCAGAATTTCCAACAATAAACTATGATACCAACGGCAACGGTACTACATCAGAAATACAAGATATTCTAATTCGGGTTATTATCCGTGACGGTATTAGAGAACGTCATTCATTATTTGAAGAATATGATGTAAAGGACTGGGAAACACCAGAAAGTGTCTCCTATGAATATTATGGTAGTCCACAATATCACTGGATTATTATGATGACCAATAAAATGTTTGATAGATATTATGATTGGCCTTTGACGGAAAGAAACTTGCAGGCTTATGTCTTGGATAAATATGATAACCCTAATGCTACTCATCATTATGAGGCAGCTCAAACTTCAGGTGATACTAACACCAAAATATGGGTTGATAGCACATTCACTGGAGCCACAGCTGTAAATAATTTAGAACATGAACGGGCACTAAATGATGATAAAAAACAAATCAAACTTCTTGCCCAATGGTATCTCGCTCAATTCTTGGGTGAACATTCCAAATTGATTTATAAATTGACACCATGACCATTAATGTTGTTTCTGCTTTAGACGCTATTGGAAAAATAGATCCTAATACACCTATGGTTGGTGATTTCAATATTTCGCTATGTGATATTGAACACGGCAGTGGCGCTGTATATAATATAGCCAACTTCATAACAGAACTACACCTTTTTGAAGATATTGAAAGAATTGGTGTCACTGGTTGGGTTCAACTTAAAGATGATGTCAATTTAATACAATCTGGTATCATTTTAGGTGAAGAATTGCTTTGGTTAAAATTTGAAACGGCCGGAAGTAAACAAGCCTATCCTAACTTTGCTGTAGATTATTCAAAAGACCCATTATATGTACATAAAGTTGAAGAAATAAGAGCTCCTGTAGTAAGACAAGGTGGTGCAACTACACAAACCTTTTTAGAATATCGCCTACACTTCTGTTCTACTGATATGATAACCAATGACAGGATGCGTATTTCTAAAACTTATCAAGGTCTAATATCTGAAATCATCCCCAAAATTTTAGGCAAGGATTTACAAACTAAAAAGAATTATGAATGTGCTGAAACTGAAGGTCTACATCATTACATAGCCCCAAATGTACATCCCTTTGATGCCATACTTGAACTAGCCAAACACGCCCAAGCACCGACCGGAAAACTCTGCAAAGGCCCTCAGTGGGCTATTAGTGAAAATATGTTTAAAGGTATGCATACCGACTTTGCATTTTTTGAAACATCAGCTAGACAAACAAAAAGTGACGGAGGATTCTTTTTTATGCCTCTACAACGCAAAGCGGCTGGAGGTAGAGATTTTACAATAACCCTACAAAATGCAGCTTCTACTGGTGGTGCTGGAAAGCCACGTGGCGCTTATACAGGGTTTACTAGATTAATGCTAACATCCAAAAGTTTTAATTTTACCAACAACGGAGACAAATGGGAAACTGTAGGTGAAGGTGTCTGGGCGGCTAAACATTTTAGGCATAATGGTGTTAAAAAATCTTATGCAATTTATGAGCATGACTATTTGGAACATCTAACCAATAAAATTACGTCAGAATTATCAGAAACTCCTGTGTATTGGCCGGGGAATGCTAAAAAGGTATCAGAATATCCAGATGCTAAAATATTCTTTTCTAGTTCTTCAGGCAATCCATTAGATAAAGGAGATTCTATAATATCACAAAGGAATAAACGAGCCATGTATCCTTGGGCCGATCCAACTGCCGATCTAGCTTTACTCCGTCAAATGCAAACAGGACATATGTTAGGTTATCAAAGAATACAAGCCGAAATGTATGGTCTCTCAGGACTACAAATTGGAAAAATGTGTGATTGTGATTTCCCTCCCATAGGCATGAGTTCTGGTTCACCAGGAGAAACTGGCATACCAGATTCTAGGAAAGTGTGGCCCAACAGAAACAACAATAGATGGATGGTAAGTAAACTCGGTCATCATTTAGTATCAGCGGCCAACAAACCAGAATACACCACCACGGTAGAGTTAGTCAATACATTTGCCGAAACAGAGAAAACTCTTCCTGTTTGGGGTGCCTTAGGTTCTGGTCCAGTAAC